CCCCCCTTCCGAAGCGGTTTTGTGGGCTTCGCATCCCGGGCAACCCCCGCCGATAGTGCTCGGGCAGTTTTCGATATACCAACCGCCTTTGCCTTGAAAGCCGTGGCTATACTGCAGTACAAACGGGTTCTCGCTGCCATTGGTTTCAGGTAGGAAACGAATAACCGCTTCGCCGTTGCCCGTTTTGCTGTCGCGGGTCAATACCCATTCGCGAGGGTCGTCGTATCCCTTGTTATTGTTGTTCACTTTATTTACCAAGTCGGCAAAGTTTTTGCCGCGATTTTTCAAGTCTGCAAAAGACATTATGAAATCCTCCTTAAAGGGGTTGAGAAATGAGTTCGTCTAAAATGGGCTTAATTCTACCCCATTCAAAGGGCAGTAGCAAGCCGTACTTTTTAATTTTGCGCCGCTGTACATCCCAGCGGGGCGATACTGTAGCAATATCGGTAAAGGCAAATACCCTGTCAAGCAATGCAATGGTTTCAAGGCTGATACCTGTCGCCCCTGCGCTGGTTAATATATCGGGGCTGGCCGTGCGTGGCTTGATGAAATCCATAAAATCCTGCTTTTCGATTGTCAGGTAGCTCTGTATCCGACCTATATCCAGTTTGAAGACGGGATAGAGCGATTCGAGCATTGCCATCCTGATTTTGTGGAAGTTCAGCAATCCGTCGGGATAATCCAACGCATCCCTAACATAAGCGGTATCGTCATAGATGAACAGGGAAATGAAGAATTGACGCCAACTTTCCCTGTCGCCGTTATGGCGCTCTACTACGCCTTTGAAGGTCTTGCAATCGTGACGCTTGTAAAAAGACTGCATCGGGATATTTACCGGGGGGTTGCCTTTAATATCCCAATCAAGCTTGTCTTGGAAATAGAGCTTGATGGCCACATAATCCAAGAAGCACAGGTAGGTATTGTTGATGAGCAGCTTGGTTAGTTCGTCCATGTCGCCGCTCCTCAAAAATCGGTTAGGCGGGCAGTCTTGGGCAAGGCGCATTTCCGAACCATGCCCTGCTGTATCGCTTCTTCACGCAAAGCATTCTTTAATGGTTCGCCCAAGCCGTTGACGAAATCTTCGACATCCACATCCAGTTCGCGGGCAACATCCAATACGGCTTCAATCATGCTGCACCGCTTCTTTTGCACAATGCGGTTTAGGATGCCGAATAACTCTTCGCTGTAACTATTGTCAGGTGTCATGTCAAAGTCGTCCTGAAGAAAATGTGGCCACCGCATCTATCGACTTGGCGGGTATTTCTAAATCGGTAGCCGGTGCTAAAAAACTGTGCGCCGTTAGTGGTATCTTGTTTACCCTGCAAAACCGCCGTGGCATCTTTGATGGCTTGTTGATAGGCCACGTGGTCTCTTACTTGGGGATTATATTTTACCCATTCAAACTGATTGCGCTGGTAAACCACATTGCAGGCGCTGTTGGGAAACATCCTATGGCGCATGCGATTGACGATAACATGGGCAACCTTTTCCCTGCAAGATTGCGGTTCGCCGCGAGCTTCAAAGTAGATGGCACGGGCTACGCAATGGATTTCCGCATTGCTGTGGCGGATAGGGGCAGCCTGCAAGGCCTTGGGATGGTGGTTGGGTTGATGCGGCTTGGGATGCTGCGATAACGCCGTGCCGATTGCAATTGCTAACCAAATCATTTCAATACTTCCTTAAGTTATGGTTAGCACCTTTGACAGTGAAAACCTTATCAACAAAATTCTTGAACTCCGAAGAGGACGATACCCTGCCGGATACAATCCCCGGCATAACCTGTCCTGCTTTAATCGGCGCTTCTTCTTTGTACTCGTGCCCGCATGGTGGCATGTAACCCGTGTACAGATGTTCTTTATCGACCATTATAAATTCATTGCATACCTTGCAGCGTTTTTGCACATAAGTCGTCATAACTGACCTCCAAATCTGTCAATGATTGACGACATGCGGTGCTGTACAAGGTAGTTCATCAGCATACCGCTGGCGGGTTTGGTTTGAATGTATTTCTGCAGGATGGCATCGCTAATATCCTGTGGGATTTTGGTCAGGTCGATAAGCTGGCGGTTTCTGTCGAGCTTAACGCGCATCTCTTCAGTAATCACTTCCCTGTATTTTTCAAGGCCGATTGCCATTACTTCTTCTTTCTTGGATTTGGTAAACGGTTTTTGCCGCTTGCCTTCTACCAAGAACACGTCATCGTCTGAAAAGATATTGGGGATGCCGTCGCCGCTATCCCCGCCAACCACATGCAATTCTAACGGCAAGGCCAAACTGGCTTCGTCGATATAGTCGTCCTTATAGGGGCTAAACTGCGTAATCGGGTGGGGGGTATGGATGGCCTGCAGATGCACAAAGTCTTTGTCGCTGGATACAATGCAAACGGGTTCATTATGAGCGCCGATACGGGCTAAGACGCTGATAATATCGTCAGCTTCCGCATAGGCAACTTCAATACATTTGCAGGGCATCACGGCAGCCAGTTCGATTTTAACGGCTTCCAAGCTCTGATAATACAGGGCATAGTCAAACTCGCGTTTCTCGCGCTGCTTCTTGCGCTGCTGCTTGTAATTGGGAAAAACGCTACTGCGCCAGTTATCCTTGCCGTCAAAGGCAATGATTGTGTTGGCGCTATAGCGTTTCAGTTTCTGAATGTAGTACAGACTGGCATTAACGGCGCAGGTTCTGACCGTTTCAAGGTTGGGTGGTGTCTTATCTTCGCCATGCACGCTATGCACGGCAGCCGATACCACGTTATAAAAGTCAATGAGTAACATTTGGATGATTTCCAATCTAACAAAAGTGGGCATATTGTAGCGCAGTTAAACGAAAAACGCAAAACCGTTAGATTTCGCGTTTTAAGGGCTATCAAAACCTAGAGGTAGGCTAGGGTATTACCCTAATGCTTAATCGCAATCTGTGGCCATCTATGACCCGAGAAACGCTATATTGGCATTATTTACCTAGCCGCGATAACTCGAGTTGCGCCCGCATGCCGGAAAAGGTATGCGCATCCAAGTAATCGTTAAGCTCGTCAACGCCAATCCCGGCCACGACTGCTTCATTAAGGTCTTTATACTGGAAATCCTTGCCATACAGCACAACGCTATAGCCTTCTTTGATACGGTTGGCCACCTGCTTCTTAATATCTGGATTGTATCGGTAGTCGCTGTCGTAGATAAACCTAACATCCAATCCCTTCAGGCGCTGCAGGTTTCCCGTATCGGCTGCCCCGCCGTTGGCCACGGCATTATGTACAAACACGCTATCGAACGCGCCTTCAAGCACTGACACCCGTTTTGCAGGGTCAATATCCGGCAGGCCAAACAATTTGCATCCTCCGTCGACTTCCATGGTTAGGTAGCGGATTTTGCCTTGTAATAACCGGATTTGAAAATACGATAGGGCATTGCCGTCAAAGTAGGGTATGCCGACTGCCGGGATGCCTTTAAACTTGCCAATCATCTTATGCACGGTATAGATACGTCGGATTAACTCATCGGCATCCGGGATGCTGTAAAAGCGTGCCATCATTGCAGGGGTAAAGGCACGGCCTTGCAGATACTCGGCTTGGATACCGCTATTAGGCGTGATGCGCTGGTAATGCTGCAGGATATGATGCTGTGCCGTTAATAGCGATTGGGTAGTGGTCGCCACATCGGATGCTTCCAGTTTGGTTTCCTGCTTGGGCTTGCTGAAAGACTCTAAAAGCATTTCCTTGTAGAGCCTGTCGTCATTGTCTTTCAGGAAGTTTTGAAAGCTGGTTGATACCCCGCAATTATGGCATTTGTAGTTCAGGGTATCCTTCTTCTTGTAGATGTATCCCCGGCGCTTATGCGGATTGGTTTTGCTGTCGCCGCAATACGGGCATCTGAAGTTATACAAGCCGCTCCTTGCTTTATCGAACAGCTTGAGCTGTGGCGAAAGTAGCAATAAATATTTGTGTTGTATAAACAAAGGTATCATTTTCAATCCATTTTAAGGGAGTTTTGATTATGGCAATCAACTACATGGAAATTCAGCCCAGCGAGCATGCAGTCAAGGATATTCGCGGATGGGTAGATAGCCGTACAGGCGAAGTCTTGGTGGCTGCTTACGGCTATTTTACGGGCGACGCCTTAAAACAGCAAGGCCAAGGCGTAGTGTTTACCGCCTATGAAGGCAAGTTTGACCCACTAACCCTGAAAGCGCCGAGCAATTTCCGCTCGCTGAAATTTGGCAGCCTAACTATCGGCGAAGGCTTGACAGCGGAAATCAAACTGGAAGACATCGAAACCGAGCAATACACCATCACTCTTGCCGGGGATACTGAAGTTACCGAAAGTCGTGATGTCGCTGCCACTGTCCGTCGCAAAGAATGGGCTAAAGGCGTTGATAAAGTCGAAGTCGAAGAAACCTTGCTGTTTACTGTAAACGGTATCGTGCATCAAGTGCCCGTGGCCTTTACCATCACCCTGCAATAACGTAAGATAGGAACACCATGAACCTGCAAGACTTGGCTGCCGATTTGCGACAATACTATCCTGCCATCCATACGGCGGTGGATAGGGCTGCATTGATTACGGATTGCCAGCGGTTCATGGTGTTTCGCCGCTGTATCCGGCGCTATCTGAATAGCGGCAATATCAATCATCGGCTGGCGCTCAATCAGTTGATTACCCTAATCAACGTGTTTGGTGCTGTAGCTGTAACAAATAAACTACAAGAATTTTTGTCTGTTGATGAACTATTCGTCGCAGGCGCATTTACCAATTTCTTAGGATTGACTAAGGTAAACTCTTGTTTTCAAATAGAAGATATGCTTCACGACTTCCAAAAGCGTGTAGCGTAATATACATACAGAGAAATTTAACGAGATTTTACCTTATCAACCCCTTTACAGTTTGAAAAATTCACTAAATAAGGATAGAATGAAACCGTTTAAATCCGAGTGTGCAGAAGCACGCTGGAGCTAGTTAAAGCTTACTGATAAGCGACCTATCGTAAGATAACCCTTCAGCTAGTACAATCGCTCTTTAATTAGGTCGACAAAAATCCACCTAGCGGTGTTTTGTATTGCTGTATCGGGTACAGGATGCTGGCGAACGCTAAAGATTGAAATGTATCAGGCGAGGTGGCCTTCATCCGGGTAGCTCTGGATGGATAAACAAGTTGGATTGTTATCACGCAATATCGATGTGCAGCAATGACATTAAAAGCTGACCCGTATATAGGCATAGTGGTTACGGGGCTGCCATTGAAGGTAACAATCGGGAGGAGTTTGCTGAAACTTGGAATCCGTTTCCTGCCGTTAATCCGTTCTCCCGTGTGGTTGTGACGGTGTTAATCGAGTGCTGGACTGGCAGCCTGCAAAAACCCATAAAGCCCTAAAGCAAATTTCTTTTACAGGTAGCCCTGTATCAAAAACTCCCAAAAACCCCAAGTCAAGAAAGATTCTGCAAGCTTGGCCTTCCTATGTCAGGGAAGGCATGATGAAGAGGGACGACTAATCAAACGTCGGCGAAGTTTCAGATTAACCACCTGAAGCGCATGGGAAGTATCCATGTAGATGTTCACAGACCGTCGGCGTTCTAACAACACAATCTTGGTTAGAGAAGCCCGCGAGCAGAGTTGCGACAGATGCGTATAGCATGTTGTACTAATTTCCCTTGATACTGAAATTAGGTTATGCGTATCTACCTTCCCCTTGGAAAGCAAGGACAATGGGAAGGAGGAGTCATTGAAGCGAAAGTGGCGGAAGAGTGCCGCTAATACCCCAGCAGGAGTGGCAACCCTGTGATAGCATGGGCAGCGAACCTTTAGCGAAGGTCGACACCATGAAAGCCGAGGGGCAGACTACAAGGCGCAGATAATCCAAGCGGAAAGTCGGAACGCGCCGCATGAGTAGCTTCACGAGTGATGGGATAGTGGGTGTACATAATGACCGCCACCCCGCTGTAACAACTTTCAGCATCCCAGACCCAGCAATGGAATAATCCCCATCCACGTCAGTGGGAATCGGTAAGCGAGCTAGGATTATTAGAAATTAGCAGTACAAAAAATTTAATTTCTAATTGTAAATGTTTCTTTACAAAAGCTCGTGATTTCTGCGCCCTCTTTAGGCGTATTGTATCTGTAGGATTCGTAACTTAAATCGAAACACTTGATTGAAAAATCAAGTGTTTTTTTGTTCTTGTTTCAAAAATCGCTAAAATCAACCCAATCTCAATTGTAAAGACTCTTTACAATTATCTTGATTTATTTCGCTCCGAGAGGGTTGGAATGCCTGCAAGAATTGCAGGTATCTAAAAATCACGTGGCGAATGAACTTAAGGAATCAAGAGGAATAATAAAAACACATAAAGAAATCTTTAGTGCCGTGTTGCGTAGTGTGTATTACCTACGGCGAAAGGGCTTTAGCCCTGAAGCTGTAGGTAATACATATCTAATCAGTAACACGGCCTTCAGGAATGATAAGAAATCCTTAAGGATTGAATGTAGATAGACACTAGACAACTTGTAGATAATAATCAGGTACACCACCAACTACGGGTTGCGAAG